TGTATAATACAGAAAAGGTTATGCAAGCTTTTAGAAAGCATATGGTATCAGATTTTTATTTAAAACCAACTACTGGATATGCTTATTCCGATGTTGGCAGAGAAAAATTAGATGAAATATATGCTGATATTTTTAAAACGGAAGCGGCATTGGTACGATCTCAGTTTGTTTCAGGGACTCATGCATTAGCCGTTGCGTTACTCGGAGTTTTGAAAGCAGGCGATGAAGTAATCGCTGCTACAGGAGCTCCATATGACACAATGCAAACTATCATAGGCGTACCTGTAAAAACCCCTGGCTCTCTTACTGACTTAGGCGTAGTCTATAAAGAAATCCCCATGATTGGTTCACAAATTGATCTTGAAAAAATTACAGCTGCAATTACTGCTAAAACAAAAATGATCCATATTCAACGTTCATGCGGTTACAGTAGTATGCGTAAAACGTTAAGAATTGAAGAAATAGGAACGATCTGTAAAGCAGCAAAAGCAATAAAGCCTGATATTATTTGTTTTGTTGACAACTGTTATGGTGAATTTATTGAAAAACAAGAACCAACAGAAGTTGGAGCTGATCTAATGGCCGGTTCTCTTATCAAAAACCTTGGAGGCGGTCTTGCACCTACTGGCGGTTATATTGTTGGCCGAAAGGATTTAGTAGAACTTGCGTCATATAGATTAACCGCTCCAGGATTAGGCGGAGAAATGGGGGCTACACTTGGAGATACGGCCAGAGAATTATACCAGGGCTTATTCTTAGCTCCGCATATAGTTTTGCAAGCTGTTAAAACAGCAATTTTTGCTTCTGCAGTATTTTCACGCCTGGGTTATCAGGTTACTCCTTCTGCAAATGATAGACGCAGTGATATAATTCAGACTATTCGTTTGGAAACTAAAGAGCGTTTATGTAATTTTTGTATAGCCATACAAAAAAATTCACCAGTTGATGCACATGTTGTTCCAGTTCCTGCAATAATTCCTGGCTATCAAGATGAAATAATTATGGCAGCGGGGACTTTTGTACAAGGCGCATCAATAGAATTAAGTGCTGATGGCCCTTGCCGTGAACCTTATAATGTATATTTTCAAGGAGGACTTACTTTTGAGCACGGGCGTATTGCAATTATGTCAGCTGCAAAAATGGTAGGGGAGAAATAAAAACTCAAATTTTATATCAATAGAAAAGCAGATAAGAGGATTTTTATTGTTCCTCTTATCTGCTTTTTAATTATCTCAGAAAATAAAGACGGCTATATGACATCATATAGCCGTCTTTATGGTATTTATTTGGCGCATTATAGACATTACAGCATTCTGAATACTGCTATTACCTTACCAAGAACCTGAATATTATCAGTACCTGTTATGGGAGTATAGGCATCATTTTCTGGTTGTAGACGAATTGAACGTAATTCACGAAAATAACGCTTAACTGTTGTTTCTTCACCATCAATAAGAGCAACAACTATATCTCCGTTATTAGCAAAATTTTGCTTTCTGGCAACAATGTAATCATGATCAAGTATACCAGCTTTGATCATACTATCTCCAGAAACAGATAACATAAAAACATCTTCTTGACAGCCAAGCAAATCTAGTGGAATGGGATAGGTCTCCTCAACATTTTCAACTGCCAGAATAGGTTGCCCTGCAGTGACTTTGCCAACCAAAGGAACAGGAACTACCGTTTTCTGCCGCCAGCTGCTGTCTTGGGTCAATTCTATAGCGCGTGGTTTGGCTGGATCTCTTTGCAAAAAACCATATTCTTCTAATTTATGCAGATGAGTGTGTACGCTGGCACTTGAAGATAAACCCACTGCCTTACCAATTTCACGTACTGCAGGAGGATATCCCTTAGCATAAACGTGCTCACGAATGAAATCTAAAATAGCTCTTTGCCGATCGGAAAGCATTTCCTCTGTAATAACTCCATCAAAATCGCTGAAACGTGCTCTTCTTGCCATAAAACCAGCCTCCAATTCCAATCATCATATACTCAAAAAATTTCTAAAGATAGTAAGTTCATTTATTTCTATTCTAATTGTTTTTATTATATCAGGAACAGGTAAGAATGTCAAAACATCTGTTTGCAATTGTTCGTTTAATGAAATTATTCTTCAACAACTATCTACAACGAAATTTACCAATTTTCACCTTACGTCCGATAATATATATTATGTAAAATCCGATTCTGAAAATCATTGTGGCGACTATATACAAGCAAAGCTCTATAATTTTCTGAATAAATAATTATGAGGTGAATAATATGCGTTCAGTAATGGCTCATCAGTTCAGCCAAATACCAAGAGCTGAAATTCAGCGGTCATCTTTTAATCGTTCCCATGGTTATAAGACGACTTTCGATTCCGGTTATCTTGTTCCGTTTTATATTGATGAAGTTTTGCCCGGCGATACTTTTAATTTAAAATGTACGCTGTTTGCTCGGCTTGCAACTCCTATCGTTCCGTTCATGGATAATATGTTCATGGAAACGTTTTTTTTCTTTGTTCCGAATCGGTTGCTTTGGGACAACTGGCAAAAATTTAATGGTGAGCAGGAGAATCCCGGCGATTCTACTGATTTTCTTATTCCGACTATCAAAAATACTGGTTCTTTTGATGTAGGTAGCATTGCTGACTATTTCGGTATTCCTACAGGTGTAAATAACCTTGAGGTTAACGCTTTGCCTTTCCGCGCCTATAATCTCATCTACAACGAATGGTTCAGAGATGAGAACTTACAGGACAGTCTTCCTGTTGAAAAAGGAGATGGCCCAGATGATGTTTCAGACTATAAACTTGTTAGACGTGGTAAACGTCATGACTATTTTACTTCTGCCCTTCCTTGGCCACAGAAAGGTCCAGGTGTAGAAATTCCTCTTGGTACTTCTGCTCCTATTCATGGTTTGAGTGTTTCTTCTGTTCCTAATTTAGTTACTTCTACTGGTTCTGTATCTGCTTACCAGAACAGTTATTTTCCTGATGAATCTCGATACGGTTTAGTAACTAATGCTAATAATGCCGGTAAAACTGCTATTTCTAATAATGTTACTGCTACTTCCAGTAATGTTTCTGATATTTATGCTGATTTAACTACAGCTACAGCATATACGATTAATAGTTTGCGTCAGGCTTTCCAAGTACAACGCCTTTATGAGCGTGACGCTCGTGGCGGTACTCGTTATACCGAGATATTACGAGCTCACTTCGGTGTTGTCTCCCCTGACGCTCGTCTCCAACGTCCCGAATATCTCGGTGGCAGCTCCTCACCTATTAATATTAATCCTGTACAGCAAACTTCTGCTACTACCGATACTACTCCGCAAGGTAACCTTGCTGCCTTCGGTCTTACGTCCAGTAAGATTCATGGTTTTACGAAGTCTTTCGTTGAACATGGCTATATTATCGGCCTTGTTAATGTCCGTGCAGATTTGACTTATCAACAAGGGTTACAGCGTCTTTGGTCTCGTCAAACTCGCTTTGATTTCTATTGGCCAGCCCTTGCCCATCTCGGTGAACAAGCTGTCCTTAATAAAGAAATCTATGCTCAAGGCACTGCTGCAGATGATGAAGTATTCGGTTATCAAGAACGGTATGCAGAGTATCGTTACTATCCGTCTTTGATCACTGGTAAGTTCCGTTCTACTTATGCCCAGCCCCTTGACATGTGGCACTTATCTCAAAAATTCGATAGCCTGCCTACTCTGTCTGCGCAGTTTATCGAAGATAATCCGCCTGTGTCTCGTGTAATTGCTGTACAAGATGAACCACAGTTCTTGCTTGATACTTATTTCAGTCTTAATTGTGTTCGTCCAATGCCTGTGTACAGTGTGCCTGGTTTAGTAGACCATTTCTAGGAGGTTATTATGGATATTAATTTTAATAATATTGTTTATGGTGTTATTTTAGTTGCTTCTTGTTCATTAGTTGCTGGTTTAAGCACTATTTTTTGTTTGTGGCTTGCTGATAAGGTGATTAAATGAGTTGGATATCTTCTGCGATCGGTGCCGTTGGCTCCCTATGGGGCCAATCGTCCGCTAATTCTGCTGCTGCTTCTATGGCTCGTGAGAATCGTGAATGGCAAGAGTACATGTCAAACACTGCTCATCAGCGTGAAGTTAAAGACTTGCGTGCAGCTGGTCTTAATCCTATACTCTCCGCAATGGGCGGTTCTGGTGCTTCTACTCCTGCTGGTTCTACTTCCCAATTTGGTAATATAGCTGGCTCTATGCCTGAAGCTGCTAATGCTGCTGAAGGATATCGTTTGCAGCGTAAAATGCAGAATGAACAATTTAAGGTCATGGCTACTCAGTCAGATCTGAACAAGGAGCTTGAAATTAAAGCTAAAAATGACGGTTTGGCAAGTGCTGCACAGGCTTTTAAGCTTTCTGCTGACCGTGATTATACGTTTAAAATGACATCTTGGCTTGATAGGCTTAATGAAAATTCTATTGCCAACGCTAAAGCTCTTACTGCTGCTCAGGTTGCCAATTATGGCGCTCAAGCGCAAGCTGCGCTTATGAACGCAGCAAGTAACGCTACAGGTGTGTATAATCTTGGTTTATTACAATCTGAACAGGCTAATAATTACAAATACCGTAATATTGGTGAACGTGTTCGTTCTTCTGTTTATGATGGTGATAATAATGCTGCAACTAAAACGGCTCAGTTAGGTGAAGCTTTTGGTAATCTATTGCCGTTTAGAAATCTATTTAGAAAGTGAGGTGATAATTTGAATAAGTGGTTTACAGCATTGGTAACTGCTATTGCAGCAGCTGCTAGCTATCTTCTAGGAATTAATGGAAAGTAAGGTGATTTATTGTGGCAAGACGCAGACGTCTTACGCGTCGTGGTTCTCGTAGGTTATTCAGTAAAACAGCTTCTCGCACTCGTAAGCGCAATCTTCGCGCTCGTCCTATGCGTGGAGGCTTTAGAATCTAAATGACTTGTTATCGTCCGCTGATGGCATGGCGTAACCCTAATGCAATTAATCCTGAGACTGGAAAAGCTGCTATATTGTTTAGGCCGCCAGAAAACTGGAGAGATTGTGAGCCTATAAAGGTTCCTTGTGGTCAGTGCGTCGGTTGTCGGTTAGAGAGGTCTCGTCAATGGGCAATAAGATGTGTGCATGAAGCTTCTCTTTATGATAAAAATTGTTTTATTACGCTTACATTTGACGATGAGCACATAGCTCGTGACGGTAGTTTGCATTTAGAGGATTTTCAGAAGTTCATGAAACGCCTTCGCAAGAAATTCGGAGAAGGTATAAGATTTTTTCATTGTGGTGAATATGGGACGCTTAACCAGCGTCCCCATCATCACGCTATATTGTTTAATTTTGATTTCCCTGATAAAGAATTATGGAGTGTGAGAGATAATGTTAAACTCTATCGCAGTAGCTCTCTTGAGCGTCTCTGGCCTTATGGCTTTAGCACTATTGGTGACGTTTCTTTTGAGTCTGCTGCTTATGTGGCTAGGTATTGCCTTAAAAAGGTCACTGGAAGCGTGGCCGAAAGCCACTACCAAGGGCGAAAGCCCGAATACACGACCATGAGTCGCCGTCCTGGTATCGGGCGCGAATGGTTTTTAAAATACAAAAATGATATATTTCCTAATGATAAATGTGTTATTAGAGGTAATTTAGTATGTCGTCCGCCCCGTTACTATGACAAGATTTATGATAGTATAGACCCTGTAAGCTTTGAGAAAATACGTTCAAAACGTAAAATTGAAGCTCTTAAACAGTCTCAAATTCTTGATTATACGAGACTTAATGTAAAAGAGAAAGTAAAAAAATTAAAGCTGAAGCAGTTGCCTCGGCCTATTGAAATGTGAGGTATTTACTATGAAATTATATTCTGTGTATGATAAGAAAGCTATGTTTTTTGATTCCCCGTTTTGTGTTGAAAATGATGTTCAAGCTGCCCGTGCGTTTGATCAGGCTGTTAATGATCCTCGCTCTACTCTTTCTAAGTATCCTGCCGATTTTGCTTTGTACTGCCTTGGCGAATATGATCCTGGCACTGGTTTTGTTAAGTGTCCCGATATCCCAATTTTTACGCATGAAGCTATGGAGTTTGTTCGTAAGTCGGCTGTAGGCGAAGGTCACGAAGTCTCCGAGCCGAAGACGACTTTGCCCGCGGCAGGCGCTGAGGAGTGATATTATGCCTAAATTCAGAACTGCTTATGATAGAGACTCGTTTGAAGGTATTACCTTTACAGAGCCTACTCTTGCACAGCAGCACTTTAAAGATGAGTGTGACGTAAATAATATTCTTCGTAAGTATGAGTCTACTGGTTTAGTTACCCATGTCGCAAACGGTATGCCGTCCTACGGCGATTTTTCTTCCGTCTTAGAGTTCCAGCAAGCACAGAACATTTTAATCGAAGCACAGGACGCTTTTGACGCTCTCCCAGCCTCTTTGCGTAAACGCTTTGACAATGACCCCGCTGTTATGTTAGAGTTTATAGAGAACCCTGACAACAGAGAGGAGGCTGAAAAGCTTGGATTGGTTAATAAGCAATCTTTGGAAGCTGGTGAAGTTACTGTCATTGATAGCTCTTCTGCTTTATCTGGGAAGCTTCCTGATGGTAATTCTGGAAATTCTTCTCAAGTAAAACCCCCGAAAGAGGGGTCGGAACAGTTACCTACTTGATGTAACTGTTCC